GTTTGAGGCTTTGTTGACGATGAATCATCTAAAGGCCGCCAGGTTAACTACCTGGCGGCCGTCCATGCACTCGTCGGTTTTTCGCGGTGTGCAATCGCGAAGTAGCCAGTCTCAACTGCCCCTCCATCAGATTCCAAAAATATGGAACTGACGTCCGTCTTCTTCCGCTCTTTCTCCGCGAGGAGTCTGAGAAGAAGAGGATAGCCGGTGACCTTCGCCTTCAAAAGCGTTGGTCTCAAGGCAATACCTCTATATTCACCGCGCTGTAGCCGCTTATTAAAGCGATATGCTACAGCGGGCTGAGTACGAGGTGCCGTGTACAGTTGAGGCCGAATAAAGCTAATGACTGAGGGATTTCGATCGGAAACGGTCGGAATCCTAGAAGAGAAGAGGTTTTGACACCACTCCTCCACCGTCTTAGCTGTGACGAACATTCCGCGGTCCCAAGCTGCATTCGAAAATGCAACCCAAGACGCGAGAATACTGGGCTTCGGTGCTGATGACCACGGTTTACGCATCTTAAGAGGCGTAACGGGGACGCCATGAAAAGCGTCAACTCCACAGGATTCCTTAAAAGGGCCTGCCGTGCAGCATTTATCGGCGTTGACCTTCAGGCCAACTGCTTCTAAACACTGATAAACAATACTATGGTCTTCAGTACTGAGTACGATATCATCACCGTATACGAACACATTGGCTGCAGCTTTCCGAAGCTGCATATGTTTGTATATCATTAAGGCTGAGACGCTAAGGGCCCAGAAGACGATAGCCTCGACAGGAAAGCAAACTGCACTTCCCATCGGGGCGAACTTCTTCATACGAACCTTAGTACCATCAGGCAAGAGGGTATGCGATGATCTACTTGCGTAGAGCGCAGCAAACCAATTAGAGGGGAAGAGACTATAAACAAGTCTCAAACTTACTCTATCACTTGCCTCCTTCATATCTAAAGTAACCCATGGGTATGACCCCGTGGATCCTTCCAAAGCAAGCCGTCCATTCACAGACTGATCACGAAAATTTACGTGACCCTTCGTAAGAGGATGGCTTTCGATGACGTCTACCAATGTCGTCATCTGCGATTGCTGGATCCATTGGTATTCCAATGGCTCGCAGGATATGAGGCGAGGACCCCTGGAGTCTTTCGGGACTAATACTACTTTTGCACATCCAGCTTTTAACGGCTGGAGGCTCTGTAGATGCTCGAAATCTTCAGCAAGATGGCTTGTATTAAGATAAAACCAATGGTCAATCTTATATACACTCTCCAATCGCTTATATAAGCGACTAAAGAGGTGTTTTTCCGGAGATAACTCTCCAGTGGACACAGCACCTGGACCGTGTTTGGGAATACCAGACAAAGGGCAAGCATTGCATAACACACGACTGATAAGTCGACGTGCCTGTTTAATAACTGCCTGAGTCTGCCCATCGCCGAACCGAGCAGTGATGCGCGGTAGCGAGCGGTCTGTCTCAACGAATTCGTTGAGGACTTTCTTGTTTTGGTTCTCATGGTAAGGTATGTTTAGCTTATAAAAGCAATAGCATATCTGTCTCAGCGCTTTAAGTGCCATGATCATAGCCTCACGGCTAGGATCGCCAGTATTACTACTGGCTGTCTCCTTGGTAGGAGACTCAATCGTTTCGCAACGAGTGGGTAACTCCCTATCCTTCGCTTGGATAGGAGAGCCATCATCGTTGAAGAGTAACCTAAACAGCTGCCGGCCAAAAGCCGGTAGTTGTGTTCCTGGGTTTCGTTTGAAACCTGAGAAGCGTAGGTTACTACCACTAGCTAGGGATCGATCAATCGATTTTCCTAGAGAGGGGAGAGTTTTCGTTAAGAAACCAATCCCTTCTTGGCAAGTTCGCCTTCTTATTTCTAAGAAGTCGCGCTTGACTTCACTTTGACGTATATTGGCACTTACCATGTCAAGGTAAATGCCACGTAGAACAGCCAGGTAAACCTGGCACTGACTATTATTGATTACCATAAGGTTGATCATTCAGTAGTCATACTCAACGTGGCTCTAGCCTCGACAACCACCAGGTTGACTATGCAGTCAACCGGACTCTATCTACCCCCTTTGATTACTCAAAGGAGTGGGACAGCAGACGCTGCAGATCGCTTTCACAAAAAGCGAAGACTTGATATTGATATCAAGGCTCATTGTTGAGGATCTTGTCCAACGCGCCGGATGTTTGCTCGAAGGCAAACAGACGACCGATGATGTCAATGATCATTTGGCTAGTGATGGCCGTAGTCCCAATGGGATTACGGACGACAAGCCAAGCCGATAAGACACCTGTGCCTTTGACGACGTCCGTGAAGGACTGATCAAGGCGAATCAGGTGTTGGTTATAAGCCAACTTTCCGACTTCGTTCTGAACCTGAGACTGCTGATGAGCAATCTTGAGGATTTCAGGCGTAGTCGAGGATGTGGAGCTAACTCGACGAATCGAGGTATCACTGCCAAGAGGCAAAACAAGGCTATAAACCTTGGCTGCATTGGTCCCGCCAAAGGCGGTAGGGTTGAGGGAGATGTCGGTGTTGAACATAACAATTGTTCTATACTATTTTGGTAGTCGTTGTAACCAGGAACGTTAGCGAAAAATAGGATGTCTCCTACTTCTCGCGCCAATCAGAGCACCGCCAATGGCGAACTCTGCTTGGTTAAGACCCGTTACCTGGAAGGCAGTAAGAAAGTTAGGAATTCCCTTCTTTCGAACATATGAAGTCTTTTCGCACATATCAGAGACAGTTCGCGGGCCCCAAAAGAACATCTGTTCATTATTGGGACCAGCAAAACCATCTCGGAACTGCACGTCATAGACTGTAGCCCTCGTGACCTTTGCCGAATGGCAGAAGTCACGTATCTCAGTTTGAAACCGGATATTATCTATCCGCAGCCGATTCAACCACTTCCCGATGTTGACAAAATAGTCAACTAGGAAAGTAAATGGAATCGCGTTCCAAACGATCGCCGGATTCAGCGACACGCCAAGAACATCTAGGAGTTGTTTAAGCTCCGAACCTGCTCGACTTAGTTCAGGTGGTAATGGATAACGATACCGAAGGGTAGCGTTATATTTGACACCGTTAGAGGCAAGCGCGGTTATCCGAGCCTGCCCACCGATGCTACCTGATACTCCTTTGCCACCAATGGCTCCGGAGTTGAACCTGAGGATTTCTCCTCTTGCAGTCCCACTAATCGTAGTACCGAAATGCGCTTGCAAATCGGTATTTGCCAACTTCACGAAGGTATCTATACGCTTCTTGAAGTTCACGGCGGCATCAAAGAAACTCTTTACATCGTTGTAAAGAGATTGATAGCCGAACTTGCCCATCAGATAAGACTTAGAAAGCTTAGCTAGAGTTCCATCCTTACGGTTGAAACCTAGCAGGGCCTCTAAGACAGTCATCTTGTCAGCTATCTGACCAGATAATGAGGAAGCAAGCTTCCGAAAATCTCTTAATTCTAAGAGATAATTCAGGTAAGAGTTTTGGCCCCCTAAAGAGGGAAGCATAGACTCTAACGCTGTTTGAGACAGAGAGCCCCAATTGATGGAATTCAGATCCGGTAAGGTATCTGAGCTACACCAACTAAGGAACTCATTGTAGTAGTCTTGATGGAACGCCTTCTGGAAACCAGAAGAAGTGGTCCAGGAATTAAACGAGGACGGAGTCCGCGTGTAATCCCATGTCAAGGTTCTACTCTCAATCGGAGCAGCAGTCCATGTCGTCTTGACATGGGTACATGGTCTGAATGATCCGTCATTGCCAGTTTCATAGGATAAAGAGGACGTAAGTCCACTATATCTTTGAATTGGGCTGTAAGGCCCGGCAGTAGACTGAGTCCAGATCTTTGGAGACCGCTGCAAAGCGGAATTCAAAACGTACGCGCCAGGATAATTAATTATATTGGCACTGCTAGTTTTAGAACGTGGAGGCATTTACAGGTTATTGGCTGTAGCGGGTGAGCTTAACCGAGTGGTTAAGATCTATCGATCAAATTAAGATCACCAACATATATCAAACAAAC